CGATCCAGCAATACCATTACCCGTATACGTTACAACATCAAAGAACCCCGGTTGCTTGCGGAATGTCCAAGACATAATGCCGTCAGTGATTCCGCTGAAGTTTTCGTAAGCGGTGTAGCCATAACCAAGCGTAAAGCCGTCACTGTTAAAAGATTGTATGTGAGTATCGTTTGCAGTAACCTCTGCCGCAGTAGAATTAGATTTTAAAATTTGCGTTCGACCTCTAACGCTATCCGTCAACAAATGGTCAGCCGAATAGGTTGATCTGGCTTTTTGCCAAACCAAACCACCCTTACCGGCAAGATTAATCCCGTTTACAATCTGATTTGTAGTATTATTTCCTTGGTATACAAAACAAGAAAATACATCATCAACGTAAACGGCCTCGCCAGCGTTACCAGCGGCGGCTTCTAATAATTTCTTTTTAGTACTCATATTAACCTAGCGCCTGCCCCGCTGTAAACCCGTACCAAGTTGTTCCACCGTCTCTAGTGTAAAAAACAAATACATCTTTGGCACTAGCCGTGGCTGTTAGTGTTGGTGCAGTTGCCGCAGGCCAATCTACGGCCGCAGGCCAAGTAACTGTAAACCCAGAAGCACTAGCGTCTTGAATAAGCTCAAGAGAAAAACTAAAAGCTGTGCCAGAAGCAGGAGGGTTACTAAAAGTAAAAGTTGTGTTTTCAGTTAAGGTGTGGCTAAATGCGTTGCCAGTTTCACAATCAACTGTGGTAGCGTTTGTAGAACTTGTAACTGCTGAATATTTTTCGTTGTAACTATTAACAAGAAGTTCAGCGGTAATTGTTTGATTAGCTGTAAATGTGTTACTAACATCGTTTTTAGTTGTATCAGCATCAAACGCTTGAACAGTAGATCCTATATCAGAATCAACAACAACATTTGAACCACCGTTTTGAAGTGTTCCTGTAAAGTTAGCAGTAGCGTCTGAATAAGCCGCGTACCCTCCTGTATCAATTAAGTAACTAGCAGATGTCCACGCTGTAGAACCATCTCCTGCTTTTACTTTTAATGTATCTGTTTCTAATCCTAATTCACCTTGTGCTAGCGTTGGATTAGCAGATGTCCAGTTAGCCGCTGTATCTCTGCGTATTTGAATTATGCTTGCCATGATTATGCAGTGCCTCCATTAATAGTTTGTCCTGTAACGTAAACTGAATTAGCAAATCCACCGTCTACAGAACCTGCTGAACCGGGAATAAAATTTGATGTACTTGCGTTATACACCAGCACTTCTCCGTCTGTTGGTGCAGAAGTTGTTAAATCTACATCATTAAGATCATCAAGAGATGCTGTAGGTCCAAGAGAGGCCGCTAGTATTCTTGCAGTTAACGTAGCTGTTGTTGGTAAAGTCGTGTCGTTGCTTACAAAAGTTTCTGAAGATGTAATAACAGCGGCACCACTAATATCAGAAAAAGCTACGCTAGTTAAGTATCCTTGAGTTGCGTGGTCGTCCCAGCCGTAAGCCGTATCCCAATTAGATACGTTTAGGTTAGAACCTGTGACAGCACCAGAAAATGTACCTGTAGTGCCTGAAATAGCCGCTGTTGAACTAGCGCCAATAACAGTGCCATCAATGTTACCACCGTTGATGTCAGCCGTGGTTGCTGTGAGAGAGCTAAATGTACCAGCACCCGGAGTAGAACCACCAATGGTTACACCATCAAGCGCTCCTCCGTTAAGGTCTATTGTAGTAGCAGTAATAGTACCTGAAACACTAACATCAGCAAACGTAGCAGTACCAGTAAACGTAGGACCAGCTAGATCAGACTTGGTTGCTACTGCCGTTGCAATAGCGTTAAATTCAGTATCAAACTCTGAGCCACGGATAACCTTATTAGTGTCACCTGTAGGCAAAGAGTCCTTAGCTGTAAAGTTTGTTGATTTTACGTAGTTGGACATAAGGCTTTCCTATCCGTTATCTTTTAGTTAACCGCCCTGTCATCAAGACGTTTAAATAAAAGGGGGCCATGAAGACCCCCAGAGAGAGTAGCTTACTCGTCGCAGACAGCGAGGATGAATCCTGCTTCGGGACGATAAGTCTCAACACCGTACAGCGTGTCAGACGTAAACAGCGTAGACAGGTATTCCTGCTTGTACTGTGTCTGAGAGCGTACAGCCAGTTGCTCTGCCATTACCAAGGCATCCTTGTGGAAGAACAAGCAACCACGGACAGCAATAGAACCACCAGAGTTTTGAACAGCAGTCTCCAGTACAGGAGCGTTGCTAGACACGTAGATGTCTACACCGTACAGGTTACCAATCAGACCTGACTCAACGCCACGGCCACCAACAAAGTCGGAAGACACGTAACGATCAATGCCCATGATTGACTTACGAACAGCAGGAGGAATTACGAGAACTCGTCCGTCCATAGGTACGTCAGCATCGTCCATCAGCTTGATAGCCTCACGGAAGCCAAGGTCAGTGAAGTTGTCACCAGTAGCAACAGTGTCATCAGCAAAAGCCGCAAGGCCAAGAGCGGCATTGAAGTAGTAAGCGTTGCTGTTTTCCCAGTTAGCGCCGTCAGTCGGAGTAGCAGTACGAGTACCGTCACCAAAGCCAGTAGCGGCGTTAATCAGGTCAGTGTCAACTTGCAGAGCCAGTTGGTAACCAGCGTCTTCAGTGTAGAACTGTCGCAGAGAAGACAGAGCCTGTACTTCTACGATGTCCTCAATCAGACGAGAGTACTCAAAGTGACGGTCAACAGTGACAGTCAACTCTGACTCAAGGTTAGCCTGAATGGTTACCGCAACAGCTTCTGCCTTAGCAGATGCAGAGCCACGGATGGGCTTAGGAATGTGAATAACGTCACCCTTCTTGCCAGTCATCGACAGACGCTTGACAAGGGGAGCCATCTTCAGGTTCTTTTGATAAGCGGCGATGATTTCATCGGACCAGATTTCGGGGATAAAAGTACCCGCCGCAGTTTTGTCTACTACAGCATTAGCTGTAAAATATGCACCAGAGGTTTCACCAGCCATTTTAATTCTCCTTAAATGTTAGGCTAGCGTACACGACCCTCTGCGTATGCTTTCAGTAATTCGTCTGAAAGACTTTGGTAACGCTCTGGGTCTGTTCGCATAAGTTTAATAATGTCAGCACGACGATAAACTTTCTTGCGTGATCCCTCCGCTGTTCCACGAGCGTTGCCTGTGCTGGCTGATTTCAGGGTGTTCTTACGAGCCTGTTTTTCAACGTTGGCTGTTTGTTGTGCTACGCTTGCTCTCTCTTTCCAGAGACTGAACAATTCGTCAGCCGCATCGTAATCGTACCCTTGGTCTGCCTGAACAAACAACTGTGTTCGGACTTTTGACCCCTTGATCCACTCAGCAAAACTGGCGTCTTGCAGTATACTCTCCATATCAGGGTGCTTGGATTTCAACTGTGAAAGAGTAGCCTGTTGTCTAGCCTGTTGTGTGTAGGCTTCTGCTTCTTTGATCTTAGGGTGGTTATCTATAGCTCTGTTAACAGCCGATTGTGGATCTACAAAGAAATCTACGTCATCGTCTTCTTGTTGCTGTTGTTGAGGTGCTTGTTGGTTTGAGAGTTGTGTCTGAATGTAGTTGTCAACGACTTTCCGTAACTCACCAACTTCCGTACTCTGTTTGCCTGAAAACTTCTCAAGCTCTTGGTGCATCTGTACAAGGTCTTCTACAGACTTACCACGGTACTTTTCCGGTATTTCTGGTTCTTGAGGTTGTTCCTCTTCAGGAGTCTCAATAGAATTTGTGGCTAGTTCTTCGGTTGTTTCCGTTGGTTCCTCTTCAGGACGCTCATCAAGTAATTGTGCTCGTGACATAATGTAAACTTACCCCGCCTATTATTATTAAGGTTATGGAGGATTAAAATGGGAGATGCCCTAAGACTAGGATTCCCGACTAGATCGTCCAGCGTTCTCGTGTTCACGTACCCACTTCATGTGTCTACCGGGAAAATCCCCAGAAGACCCTTCAAGTACGTGCTGAGTTGCTGATACGATTTTTGTAGCGTTGGCTCCGCATCCGCACCTACTGGATGTGGTGTTGCCGTCTACAAATTCTTCAAAGATATGTCCGTTTGTACAGCGAAAATCAAATACTTTAATCATCGCTCTTTGTTAGCTCTTCGTAGTTATTGTTAGTAGTAGTTTCAAAGTTGATTAGATAAGCAAGTACGTTGAGTTGCCCCTTACGAACAAACAAATCGTTTTCATCTTTAGTTGCTTCTACGCTGTTAATTACGACAGCATTTTGAGTAAGTTCTTCAATTAGCTGTTTCCAACCAGCGGTTCTAAACAGGTCAAAGTACTTGTTGTAGTATTGTTCAGTTTCTTGATCTAGTGAGGCCATACGGTTGTCTCTATATCCTTATTATAACATATTTTTGACTAAAAGTCAAGTATTATTTTACGGTATTATTACCGATTCTTTTTATTTCGTCCACGAGCTACAGCTAGGTTTGACCAAGCATTTGGGTATTTTACACCTCTTTTCTTGGACATGGCTTTAGCTCTGGCTTTCTGTTGTGGTGTTAACTTAGCCATTTTAATAACTCGGCTTCTTTACTTTTCTTTTTTTACCGGGCATTTGCTTTCTCCTTTGCTTTTTTAGACAAATCCTTATAGTGAAACAGTTTTACAGAGGTCTTGCCGTGGGTTTTGCCTGTGTGGAGCGAGCCATCAGGCATCTTGTGCGTGTTCCCTGACCACAGGGTTCCATCACGCTTGTAGTGCTTTACGCCTTTAGCCATATTAATTTACCGTATGTACCTTAGTTATAGAGTTTACCCATGCCGTAGGTATAACCAGTTCTGCGTC